CGATTTAATGCTTGATAAGTATGTTAGAGGCTCAGTATCACGCATCTCTCCAGAAGCACCTGTTCCTATATTAAATAAACAATCAGGTGAATATAAATTAGGTGGGTGTGCTAACGTGGCTAAAAATCTAACAGCTCTTGGTTCTAATGTTTGGATTATAGGAAAGATAGGTAAAGATATTGCAGGTACTCAAGTTATAAAGTTATTACAAGAAAATAAAATTAATACAAATCTATTAATAGCAGATAAAAAGGTTATCACTACAAAAAAGACAAGATATATTGCAGATAATCAACATCTATTAAGAGTTGACAGAGAACATATTTGTTTTAATAATTTTAAACTAGAGGAAGTAAAAGAAAATTTAATAAGACATGTTAAATATTTTGATGCAATAATAGTATCTGATTACAATAAAGGTATGATTAATGAAGAACTAGCAGTATTTATAGGTAAACTTGCTTTAAAAGAAGATAAGATTATCACAGTTGACACAAAGAAGAGAGATATTTCTTGCTTCTCTAATTATACATCTATCACACCAAATTTAAAAGAGCTAGAGAATATTTTTAAAACTAAGCTATATGATTATAAGGATTCATTTGAACTCGCTAAAGAGTTATTAGTAATGTTCAAGTTTAATAATGTGCTTATAACATTAAGTGAGAATGGGTTATTCTATACAGACGATATTAATAGCACTCATTTAAAAGCAGAGAAGAAAGAGATTGTAGATGTAACAGGCTGTGGTGATACCGTTATATCTACATTTACTTTAGCGTTAGCAAATGGTCTTAGCTTACATGAAAGTGCGTGTATCGCTAATGTGGCCGCAGGAATCGTAGCTTTAAAATCCGGTGCAGAAAGTTGTTCTTTAGACGAACTAAATAGTCATTTGTAGAAAGAGGGTAGAGATGAAAAAAGATTATGAGACACTATTATTTGAGCAAGATATTATTCGAGTTTTGAGAAAACATGAATTAATTTCTAGTAGATTAACGCCTTCCATAATAACAATTAATATAGATGGTGGAATGATGCCAATGATATCCATAACCTCAAAATTAAAAACTATAGAAGAAGAAAAACAGTTTGTAAAAGAAGAGGAAACATTTTATAAAGAAGAAGATTTTGAGAAAGAGTTATTTGATGAAGGGGATAAACCGGATATAGAACCGCCTGACTTTGACTTCAGAAATAGACTGTAATGAAACTATCAGCAGACATCATCAAAACAGCAGTATTATCTTATTATAGATTTAGACGACATATGCTATGTGTAGATGAGGCCTACTGTAATAATGGTAGGAGTGATGTCTTGGTTGAATCTGATAAAGGCTTCTACGACATAGAGATAAAAATTAGTAAATCTGATTTATGGCAAGGTGAGGCTAGAAAAAGAAAACATTATAATAGACGTAATACATATCTAAATGCAACATATCTAAATGCAACATACTTTATTATGTGTGTTCCAGAATCTTTATTAGAAGAAGCTAAAAAATGGGTAGACCAAACAAATTCAAAATACGGTATATTAGTTTTTAAAGAGGATAAGTGGAATAAAATGTGTGAACTGAATAATATCTATGAATTAGAGAGCTTAGTTAAAACAATACGCACACCTAAAAAATTGACAGAGCATAGGTCGACTAAGTTACACGATGTCATAGTGAAACGATTAACTTCAGCATACATTACAAAGAGACAAAAAGATTTAAAAGAAAAAATAAAACTTGACAAATAGCTGAAAGTGTGCTATACTTAGACTATGAAAGAAAAGAAAAGCGATAATGTTCTTTGTTCTAAATGTGGAAGTAAAACTCGAAAGCTAGACGACCATCTTAAAAACGGTTCTAGTAATATCTATTTTTACATATGCACAAGGTCTAGATGCAAACACTCAACATTAATCATTAAAAACACTAACGAGGTTAATAATGAAAAATAAACCAGCATGTCTTATAGAGACAAATGAAACAGTAACAATAAAGGAATCTGCTTATATTTATCATCTTGATATGAAGATGTATTTAGTTAGAGATAAGAATGATAAAGAACAGATAGTTTTAGAATCACAATTAAAGGATATAAAATGAGCGACGAATCAGTAGAGAAAATTGTAGACGATATTATAAAAAGATTACACGCAGTTCAATCAGTAACACCCCAAATACTTCATTGCGATAGTTGTCATCACGAATGGGACTCTGTATTAGGTACTGTTTGTGATTGGTGTGGAGGTAGAGGAAAATGAGCAAACAAATAAACTCTTTCATAGCAACATTTAAAGGAGAAAAATACGACCATCTCTGGGGATATGAACTTTGGATAGAGAATAACGAATTATACTGCAATAAGTTATTGATATTAAATAGAGGTTTCTCTTCCAGCTGGCACTATCACGAAAGAAAAGATGAAACATTTATTATATTACAAGGAACAGTAGAACTTGAATACGCTACTGAGACAACTGAGAACAAAAGAACTGTTTTAGGTGCAGGAGATAAATTCAGAATTAATCCTTTAACAATTCATAAATTTAAGTCATTATCTCATCAAAGTATTATTATGGAAGTTTCTCTAACAGATGACGATGATAATGTTAAATTACAACCTGCATATAAACTAGAGAGTAAATAATATGGAACACTATACAGCTTTACAGAGTATGATGATTCAAATTGCAGATGACGGCTCAGAAGATACCTTGAAATATATTGAGACAATCTCTGATGCTATCGAACGCTTCAGAAAGAGAAATCTATTTTATAGAGCATTACTAAAGATGAAAAACAAATGATATATCCAAGACAAATATTAAATACATTAAAGAAAAAAGATGTTCATAAAATTTCTAAAGTATTACACTACTATTTTAACTTAGTAGAGACAGATAGAATTTATGAGTTGATATTGCAGGTAGACTCGATTGATACAGCATTGCATTTACTTATATGTCATAAGCAAACAGAGGCAACTTTAGATTCGATTGTTTATGATTACTTACATTATGTTGACGAAAGAAAGGCTTAGATATGGAATGGATAGGAACAGAAATTTCAAAAGTAGGATTACATCTAAAATTGTCTACATGGAAACAGTTTGCAAAAGAGGGTATATTTAAAGACAACGAAGGATATGGTCATTTTGCAACAAAAACGCAAGAGTCAAATATCACAGTATTTACTCATCATGTAACAGGAAAAAGTAATCTCTATGATTATAAAACAAATACATTTACAGAAGTTAAAGTTCCTACAGTAGCAATGCCTAAGGAATTCACACATATTGTTTGGTACAATGTAAGGAAAATAAATGACAAAGAAGTATAAAGACCCTAGTAAAGCAGAGCTTGAAAGAATTATGGTTAAGGCAATTAATGACTCTGATGTTAAATATATTGTTAAGCTTATGATTTATGAATATGGTGGGATATTAGCTAAAGCAGTCAAAAAGAGATTAAAAAAATGAAAATAACACAAATATATAATATTAGAACTCACAATAAAAATACAGATAAGTTTCTTAAAGATTTATCAAAGACTTTATTTGAGCATAATGTTTTATTTCGTATGTCATTAGATAAGTACGTTGATTGGAGTGGAAGTAAATCTAATGGTTTCTTTGAAGGTGGCACAAAGAATAGAGGTATTTTAGCTTGTGCTTTTGGCAGTAAAAAGTGGTTAAGAACTCTAGTGCATGAATCTTGTCATTTTGACCAATGGAGAGAGAAGAGTAAATACTGGACTGCTTTAACTGTAGGTAGAAGTGATGCCTGCACGTTATTATTTAATTGGGTAGAGAATAAGAAGATTAAAAGAAGTAAAAACGTCATAGCTAAATATGCAGAGATAGTTCGAGATTTAGAATTAGACTGTGAAAGAAGAGCAATAGTGAAGATTAAAAAATATAATTTACCTATTGATGTTAAAAGATACTGTAAAGAAGCTGGTGCATATGTACTATTTTATAATTATATTAAAGAATATCGTAAATGGTATATCATAGGAAAAGAACCCTATAATAATGAAATGATACTCGCATTAATGCCGACTAATTTAGATTATAATTTCTCAGAGAATAGTGAGTGGTTAAATACGTTGTATAAACGCTGTGTTACGAAATAGAATACACTTATGAAAAATTTTAAAATAAGCATGTTGAAGGTCATAGAAATTTTAACTTTTATAGTAGTAGTCTCAGTTCCATTGGCTCTATGTAAAATTATAGATATACTTAATCATCTAAAGGAGAGAATTTAACTTATGTGGATACTATATGTTGCAATACTTTTGGGTTCAGTAATCTTACACGAATTGGGTCATCTTTTAGCATCACTCTACTTTAAGGTTCCTGTGAGTGCTTTCTCGATAGGCTTCGGTCCCGTATTACTACACAAGAAGATAGGTAAGATTGACTGGAGATTATCTTTATTACCATTAGGCGGTTACTGCGAGATAGAGGAGTCTTTAACTGTAATGAATAGTTTGACGAATATAGCTTATTGGAAACAATGTATTATTTTAATGGCTGGTGTTGCGATGAATCTATCAATCGCTTTTGTATGCTATCTAATTCACTATGGCTCTATTCTTAAAGGTATTTATATAGATTATTCTATGTGTGCGTATTTCTTTACAGGTGCTATTAGCTATGTTCGTGTAGAGAACTTTAACATAATATTATTCTATACAGCATTTCTAAATAGTACATTATTCGTATTTAATATGTTACCAATACCTGCACTTGATGGCGGTTATCTTTGGATACTTCCATTACGCAGAAAGATGTCTGATAGATTTTACAAGTATTTAATTGGTATCTCATTCTGGGCATTAATGATAGCTCAGGTAGCGATTATTGCAGTATGGTTTATCTCAGCGTATGGTAATAAAATACCAGTAAATATGATTCTATTATTATCAATAGACTTTGTATATATTACATTGCTCGCTAAGACTATGAATTATGTAGAGGAAAGAAGGCTAAAATGAAATTAGTTGATGAAATTAAATTAAGAGATAGTTACATTAGATTTTTACTTAAACATTTTAAAATTGAAAGTTTCTGTTTTCCAGATGGAACTCTTTATGAATCTGAAAAGAAAGTATGTTCTCATACTGGTGATGATATTTGTAATGAGGGATATGCGTGTGATGATTGCCCTAAGAATAGAATACATAAATCTGTAGCAAAAGTTAATAAAAGAAAGGCTAAGACAATTAGACGAGCCGTAAACATAGTGAGTAATCGTAAAAGAACACTACAGAGTTTATCTAGGAAAGAATTTGAGCTATTAAGAGCAAGTGGAATGCTGTGGGAGATATATCCTGATGCACCTGATGTTTATGAAAGAGTAGGCAAGACACAAGAAATCCCTCAGTTTGAGGGTACATTAGAACAACTTAGTAAGCTAGAAGAATAATAAGGAGTGAGGATATGAATAGACCTAAGAAGAAAGAACATAAAGATTATTGTGGATATTTTAGAAAATGTTTTGAAACAGAAAAACTTGCCAACATAGGTTGTACTTGTGGTGTTTCTAAATACAACCAAGCTTGTGATAAGTGGAAAAAATATCACGAACAAGAAATGGCAGAATATGCTTCCAGAACTATTTTAAAAATTGAAGAATTAAAAGCGAAGCATAAAGAAGAGCTTAAAGCAGTAATTATTAATTCAGCCGACTTTGCATTAAAAATAAAACGTATACTACACAAATTAAAGAGAAAAAGATAAATAATTACCGTACAGTAATAATGTCACAAAATATACGACTTTATGTGACATTTATGACCGAGGAGTAATAATGACAAGTAAATCAATTAATAGCGAAACATTTTTAGCAGGCGATATTGGTCTTAGCTACACAAATAGTTTTGTATCAAAAATTATTCTATTCTTTACTTCTTGGCAAACAAAGAAAGCAACATGTTCTCACTCATTCGTTTGTATTAATGATAATCGTATTGTTGAAGCTGTAGATAAAATAAGAGAAAATTCTATATCTAAATATGATAAAAAAACTTACACAAAAATTAGTGTTTATAGAATACCTTTATCAGATGAAGATAGACAAAGTTTACACGAAGGTCTTAAAAAACGCATTGGCGGTGCATATGGTTGGTTTAAGTTACCTCTTTTTGCTCTCGATGCTGTAGCTACTAAGATAACATCTTTCTTCGGAAGAAAGGCTCCCATATTCTTCTTTACAAAAACTTTTGGTATTTCTAATATTCCTGTATGCAGTCAGCTCATTGTATGGGCATTACATAAATTTACATCTTATAGACTTTTAGATCGCAATAAGACAATAGTTAATTGGAAAATTATTTCACCTGATTATTTAGAGGATTTACTTCAACTATCGCACAACTCGGCTACATTATTCTATGCAAAGTTGAGACATAACAACAGTAACTAGACAATAAATATGCTATATGTAAGAATAGCGAATCTAAGATTTTATGATATTGAGAGGACACAATGAAAAGACCTGAGAAGTGGAAAGCACCAAAAGATAGAGAGTGGAAAGACCATGATTGCAAATATGACAAAGGGTGGTGTTATGAAAAAGGACACAACCAATCCTGTGATGTTTGGGAGAAGTGGATAGAAGACAATAAAGAAGAAATGATAGATATTCATGGAATAAGACATTCTGTTATTAAGATTAAGGGAGGGGAATATGAAAGATAAGATAAGAGAGATGAAACTTAAACCATGTCCGTTTTGTGGGAAAAAAGCAAGGCTAGGAAGTCTTGGTGGTGATAAATCAAATTGGCTAATATGGTGTAAATGTGGACACGCTGTATCAGAAACAGGATGTGGCTATGGAGACACTAAAGAAGAAATCATCAAAGCATGGAACACAAGAGCCGAAGATAAGGTGAAGGCTAAGATGTTGGAGGCGTTGAGAGAAATAGATAAGCAACTATCAAAATTAATATACCCAAATTCACTTGAAAATGAAATATTAAAAAATGCTAACCAAGCAATCAAACACGCAGAGGTGTCTAATGGATAAACTTAAACCATGTCCGTTTTGTGGAGGAGAAGCAGAGGTTCTGTTAGATGAGTCGAGTGATTATAGAGAGCATTGGGAATGGTATGTTTCCTGTATAAATGATTGCCCAATGTATTTTAAATCTGAAGAAGAAGCCATCAAAGCATGGAATACAAGAACTAAGGAGAGTGAGAAATGATAGAGAAGATAAGAGAGATTCTAAAACAAATGGAAGTATCTTCCGACACTTGTGATATTGAGAAATATGTTAATTTGTTTCACCAAGCCACTCGGTTAGATGAAAGAAAGATTAATAAGATAGTCTGTAATCATTTTGGAACAAACCACGAGAGAACTTTTTATGGGATTGCAAGAGAACTTTGTGATAAACAAGATAAACTGACTAAGGAGTGAGGAAATGATAGAGAAGATAAGAGAGATAGAACTAGTATTGTGGGATTTAAAGAATAACAAAGGAGAATTACCAAGTGATAACAAAATTGCTAAAGCAGTCTATAAAATCACTCGTTTAGATGAGGGGAAGGTAGAAGAAAAAATAAGTAACTTTGAAATGTGGGCTGGATATAAGAATTTAAGAATTAAGTTATCCAAAGCAATCTGCTCTAACCAAGATAAACTGACTAAGGAGTGAGGATATGAAGAAGTCATGCAAACATATCATAGGAGAATATTGGCATAGTTGTTCAGAATTGTATTCATTTAGACATCCAGAAGAAATAGATGGATTAGGAGATGTATTAGGATATTTCAAGTATTGCTCATTATGTGGAGAGAAAATTAAGAAATCATATATAAATAAACTTTGGAAAGATTATGCAAAAAGTATTAAGGAGTGAGGATATGAAAGACACACAAGCATTTCCAAGTATATTCAGAACTACAAAAGGAGAATATATTCACGGCATGACCTTACGAGATTATTTCGCAGGGCAAACGGTTATAGGGTTAGCTGTGTCTGATGAAAATTCAGATGATACTATTGCAAAATGGGCATACAGTCTAGCAGACGCTATGCTAAAGGAGAGAGATAAGGAGCGTGAGAAATGAAACGACCTGAGAAGAAAGTATATCACGAAAATACAATGCCTAAGGAAGCAGGAGATAGAATTTATGGATTTAACAGGTGCCATGATGAACATACTCCTTATATTGAGTGGTTGAAGAAAAAGAATGAAGAAGAAATTATTAGAGCAACAGAAAAATATGCTCATAATGTTATACCTAAGTTGAATGATAAGTGGCGAAAGAGAATTGAACAGCTAAAGAAAAGGCCTAGTGTTGAGTGGCTTAGGAAGTTTTTTGAAGAATATTTTGGATGCCATGACGAAATTACAAAAGAACATCATGTAGGAAGTTTACCACAAGATTTACATGATAGACTTAATAAGGAGTAGATATATAATGAGAAAATTCGAT